TGTAAATGGAGGGAAATATTGGAATAAAGATGAAAATTGGGGAGATGAGACTTTTCCTGTAGAAAGATTACAAAATGGATTGGAGATTTCTTAAGATGGGAGAAAAAAAATACCCGACACCAACTCAGTCGACAAGAACAAGAAAAGATGCCTCGATTTATCATTGGAGAAGATACCATAAGCGTTCCGACAGGACGTATGTATATAGACATGATGAGAACCCCGTCGTTTCCCAAGCTACGCCTAGGCAATGTAGATGCCTATAGAGACTGGGGCCATGCCGAAGATTATGTTAATGCGATGTGGCTAATGATGCAAAAGGAAGAACCCGAAGATTATGTTATTGCAACTGGAGAAACATATAGTGTTCGTGAGTTTCTTATCGAAGCCTTTAAATATATAGGGATAAGCAATTATGAAGACTATTTCGTTATTGATTCGGAATTTTATCGACCGGCAGAGGTTGACTACTTGAGAGGAAGCCCTGCTAAGGCAGAAGACAAGTTAGATTGGAAACGAAAAGTTAGCTTTACAGACCTTGTACATAGAATGCTAGAGAGCGATATTAGCAATGAACAGCCGGAAGAAGCGCAGACCGAGCCGCAGACGATACTCTAGAAACTTTCGCAGGAAACAGAGTCTCTCACGGGACATGAAAAGCCCCGCCTATGCAAGGTTCAGAAAAGAAGTTAAAAGCAGAGATGGTAATAAATGTCAGTGGCCTGCATGCGGATCAACTAAAACACTAGAAATCCACCACATACTAAAATGGTCTGACTTTCCGGCATCTAGGTTTGATGTATCCAATGGTATAACGCTATGTAAGAAATGTCACAAAAGAATTACTGGAAACGAAGAGATTTATTCTAAATTTTTTATTAAACTCTTAGAGTGGCAAGCATTAAACAAGCTAAAAGAGCAAAACGACAAAGATGACTAGATTTACTGTAATTAGAGATACCAGAGAAAAGAAAGATCATGGCTGGTGGTTTGATGAAAACGCTTATTGCGCAGGAACCCTTGTAGCCAAAGTAGAAATTGGGGACTACACTATAGAAGATATGGAACACCTTCTTTGCATTGAAAGAAAAGAAAGTGTAGCCGAGCTTGCTAAAAACTGTGGAGAAAAAAGATTCCACAAAGAGCTTGAAAGGATGTCTTCTTTTCAACATCCATTTCTTCTTCTTGAATTTGGTTGGCACGAAATAGAAAACTACCCAAAGGGGTCTAATATACCAGCTAGCCGATGGTCAAGTCTCCGGATAAAAGGCAAGTATATGTTACGAGTCATCTCCACAGCACAGCTTCAATACGGTGTACATGTTATTGCTTGCGGAGATAAAAAACGCGCAGAAGAAATTGCCTTTAGAATTATGAGAAAAACACATGAGCTCCACCTTTAATATTGACTCTGTAGAAAATGCTTGGCTGGGGCTAACTTCCGCCGACGTAAAAGACATTAAAAGCCCCCTCTCTAATCTATCTTCAAAGGAAAAGGACAACCTGCATCTCCACGTATTGAGATTGATGAGAAATCCAGATTACTTTCAGTGGACAGTAAAAACACTTTTAGGTGTAGATTTATTGCCTGTTCAAACAGCAATATTGAGAGAGCTTTGGAAACGATCTTTTCCTATGTATACGGCAAGTCGTGGCTTTGGAAAGTCTTATCTTCTCGCTGCGTACGCTCTTCTGAGGTGCCTGCTAATTCCAGAGACCAAAATAGTTATAGTGGGTGCTGCTTTCAGACAGTCAAAAGTTATTTTTGAATATATGGATACCATTTGGAGAAATGCCCCACTACTAAAGAGCTTGTGTTCGGACAATAGCGGGCCCCGTAGAGATGTCGATAGGTGTACGATGCGGATTAATGATAGCTGGGCAATGGCAGTTCCTCTTGGAGACGGTACTAAAATTCGTGGCTTGCGTGCCCATACCATCATTGCCGATGAGTTCAATAGTATTCCTACTCACATTTATGAAACTGTTGTTGCTGGCTTTACGGCAGTGTCTAGCAACCCAACAGAAAATGTAAAAGACGCTGCTCGTAGAAAAAGAATGCAGGAGGAAGGGACTTGGGAGGACAGGTTCGAGGAAGTTTATCAAGATAAAAGATCAAACCAGTCCATCATCTCAGGAACGGCAGGATACGAATTCGAGCCATATGCCTCCTATTGGAAAAAATATAAATCCACTATTCAGAATAGAGGAGACTTCAAAAGGATTGCAGAAGAAACGGGAGAAGATCCGGACGAAGTTCCAGAGTACATGAAAAGACTGGATTGGAAAAGTTTCTCCGTCATAAGAATCCCTTATGAGCTAATTCCGGAAGGATTTATGGATGACCAACAAGTAGCAAGAGCTCGCGCTACTATGCATAATGGAATCTATCAAATGGAATATGGGGCTTGCTTTACTTCCGATAGCCAAGGATTTTTCAAGAGAAGCCTCATCCATTCCTGCGTAGCAACCGATGGAAATTGTGAGCAAACGGGATGGCCAATATGGTGCCCAGCGCCCTTTGATGCTGTAACAGGGGGGTCTTCGGGCCTATCGTATGTAATGGGAATAGATCCGGCTTCCGAACAAGATAATTTTGCCATTGTTGTTTTAGAGCTTAGACCCGAACACCAAAGAATTGTCTATTCATGGAGTACAAACAAAAAAGACTTTCAGGGAAGACAAAAGTTTGGATTGACTGACAGTCACGACTACTATAGTTTCTGTTCAAGAAAGATTCGTGATTTGCTTAAGATTTTTCCGTGCCCTCGTATTGGGATCGACTCTCAAGGAGGAGGATATACTATTGCAGAATCCTTAAGAGACCTAGACAAGCTCCGAGAAGGAGAAAGGCCAATATATGAAATAATTGAAGAGGGTAAGTCCAAAGACACAGACGATTTAGCAGGAGATCATATTTTAGAACTTGTTAATTTTGCCAGTGCTACTTGGACATCTCAGGCTAATCATGGGTTACGAAAGGACTTGGAAGATAAAGTATTGTTATTTCCAAGATTTGATACATTAACATTAAGCCTTATGACCGAGAAAGATAAAATATTTTTTAATGAAATCAAACAAAAAACTGGAGAAACGAACGCTCTCAGGCTCTATGATACTTTAGAGGATGCTGTAATGGAAATTGAGGAACTTAAAGATGAACTATCAGGCATTATAATCAGCTCAACTCCCTCGGGACGAGAAAGATGGGACACTCCGCAAGTAAAGCTAGCTACAGGAAAGAAAGGAAGAATGAGAAAGGACAGATACAGTGCTTTAGTTATAGCAAATATGATAGCTAGAACAATATATAGAGAGCTACCCCCTCCTACCTATCAATCCATAGGAAGAATTGCGGGACAAACAGGAGCAGGGAACCAAAATAAAGACATGTATATGGGGCCCGAGTGGGCCAAGGGTATCAATGATAACACATGTTTTGCAATTCGCAGGAAACATTAGTCATTGGTGTAAGGGTAATAGGTATTGTTTTTAAGTTCAATACTTACTGGAGAAAATAGTGGCAAAAAGAAAATATCCCCGTAGCAGGAAGCAGAATTCCCGGAAGGCGCTGCCTATATTAGCTGGGATTCTGAAGATCCCAAGGATCGAGATCGAGCCTTAGCAGCTTATAGTGAGGCAGTTCCAGAGTTTACTTCTGCAAGCTTAGGTTTCTCGTACAAGAGACTTTTCTGACTTAACGACCAACCTGAGCGGACGCCCCGGATTGGGGCAGGCTGATTTTGACTGGTTTCGTCCGGGAAGTGCCATACCGAGAAGACCAAAGGAAATAATTGCCTTTGCCCGTGCTGCCTATAGGAGGATTGGTCTCATTCGCAATGCCATCGACTTGATGGGTGATTTTGCGTGCCAAGGAATCCGTTTGGTTCACCAAAATCCTAGGATAGAAAAGTTTTATAACGATTGGTTTAATCGTGTTAAAGGAAAATTTGTTTCGGAAAGGATCTGCAATCTTCTGTTTCGAGAAGCCAATGTTCCAATAAGGATGAAGACTGCCAAGTTAAGTAAACAAAAACGACTTGAAATGCAAAAATCTGTTGCGACTCCAGACATGCAGGCCATAATTAACAACAAAGACTTCCAAAAAGGAGAACTTCCTTGGCAGTATATTTTTCTTGACCCTCTCTTAATAGATGTTGTTGGAGGTCCCCTTTCAAATATGACAGGGACCAAGCTTTACAAAATGAAGCTTCCCAATGGCATAAGAAGAGAATTAAAGAAATTACAGAACAGTGGAATGTTGGCTGAGAGGTCTTTGTTGTCACAAATTCCGGATGAGGTTCTAATCGCAGCCGAAACCCAAAAAGGGGTATTACTTCCTTCTGACAAAACATTCTTTTTGCATTACAAAAAAGACGATTGGCAAGAATGGGCTGATCCAATGACGTATGCGTGCTTTAAGGATTTGCTTTTATATGAGAAGCTTAAGCTAGCTGATCAAGCTGCCCTAGACGGCGCTATATCAAAAATTCGAGTTTGGAAGCTAGGGAGCTTAGAGCACAAGCTGGCCCCTACTTCAACTGCCGCAGCATCTTTGGGAGAGATATTAGGAACTAACGTAGGAGGGGGCACTATTGACATAGTGTGGGGTCCAGACATTGAATTGATAGAAACGGGAACAGACGTACAGCGGTTTTTGGGAGAAGAGAAGTACAAGCCTACCCTAATGGCCATTTATGCGTGTCTTGGTATTCCGCCCACCCTTACAGGAACATTCGGGGCAACCGGGACGACAAATAATTTTATATCCCTCAAAACCCTTACCGAGAGACTAAATTATGTAAGAAACATTCTTATTGATTTTTGGAGGGAGCAGACCAAGATTGTCCAAGAAAC